GCAAGTGTTTTCAGCCCGTCCATCAGCTCGTTGCCGACGTTCACGATGTCCTTGTGGGCTTCCGTGATCTTCTGGGGCACATGGTCATTTGCATGGTCATCGTGGAATTTCTTAGAATATTCGGTAGCGGCGGCGGAATCTTTGAACTTCCCATGGTGCCGTCCGGTCGCCATATACCGCTGTACGGCCTCGTCATGCGGCATGGCGTAACCATCCTCACCGATGACCGGGATTAGCACGGCAACGCCGTCATGGTCGATTGTGGCGGTTCTGTCGGCCCCTATTGACCCATCCGTTCCACGAGCAACCGGGCGCCTGTCAAAGTCCATATTCCCGCGCTCGATAAACCCCGATTCATCAACCGGCTTTGCTGTGCTTACGTCAAATGGCATGTCAAATCTCCGTCACTTCGCCATTCGGCCCGACATAGGCATAATTACCCTGCGCGTCTTGGTGGAGCGCGTGGCCTTGGTCGTTCACAAATTTTGTCGGTTCTTGTTCTGGCTCAATCCCCATCTGGTGATCTTTCGGCTTTTGTGAGTGCTGCGCTGCCATGGTTCGCATGTTCGACTCAAATCTGGCTATGGTTTTTTCCAGATTCGCAACCTTCAACTGGTGCGCCAGATTCCCCGTTTTAACCTGGTTGTCTGCGTGCAATTGGGCAGCGCTGAGTTCAAGTTTCTGTGTGGCTACTTGGTGAGTGTTTTTCAGCTTCTCGACGGCAACATGGTGCGCGCCGTTCATTTTCATGACGCGGTCTTGATGATCGTTTTGAATCTTGGTCATCTTGACTTGGGTTTGCGCTTTTTCGTCTTTAAGTTGCTGTTGCATCTGCTGCAATTGCTGTTGCATTTGTTGTATCTGCTGTTTGATTTGGGGAGGTATTCCGTCGTCTGTCTTCAGGAACCGCTCAGGGGATTTGATCCCGGCATCCTGATAGAGTTGCTTGACCACGTCCATCGGCTGCAACAACGGGCCAAACATCGGATGTCCGGCGACAAATTGGGTCGTTTGAATGAATGCCTGGTGGCGGCGCTGTTCGCCCAATACCCCCTTGCTGCCGGTGACTTCAAAGTGGATGGTGTCCGGCAAGTCTTTGGATTCCACCCTGAGGAAGTCGGGTGAGTCCATTTCAGGGCTGTAATAGGTGTACTTGAACCCCTTCTTTGCCTTGTTCAAAGCGTTCTGCATGTATAGGAACGTCCGCAGTGCGTCGTCCATCTTCGCGGCGAACCCATGCGGGCCAGCTTCGCTATCGGCTTGCTTCTTGTTGACCTCTTCGGCGGTCGCCCTGTTGCCAACTTGGATTCCCGGTCTTCCAAGCGATTCCTTCATCGTCTGGGTGCAATACTGCACACCTTCTAAAGCAATCTTCGGGTCGCCGATTTCGATCTGCTTGAAGGTGGCGCTGCCCTTTGTCGAGGTCTTTGAACCGGGAGCGATGATCGGCCCGCCGTTGACAACGAAATCAGGGTCGTTACCGTCATAGACAATCGGCGGACGGGTGTGCAGTTGAACCGAATTAACGAACTCATTCGCCAGTATGGAAGCGATCTTCTGTAAAGGTGACTGCTTGATGATGGGCGACAAGAAGTAAGGGTCGCGGACGTCCATCTTCTCGTATCCCTTGTAAATAATCGGGGGGTACGGGGTAATGTTGGCATCCAGGTAAACCATTTTCCCATTTGCCATGATGGCCTTGTGGTTCGGGAAGAACATGTCTTCGGCGCTGGTTTCCATGCCGTCGTTTTTGGGAATGACCACATCACCCCAATAAACGACAATTTCCAGGTCTTTAGTCTTGTCGCCCTTGTTGTCGTGCTCTTCCTTGGGGATTTTCTTGAGCGCCGACTTGATCCATCCTTCGCCGGTCGCCGCTTCCATAAATTTGTGGCGGGGCTGGTAGTACCGGACAAACATACTGCCCGTGTAGTACATGTTCGCGCCGACGAGCGACGGGGAAGGATCAGGCCAGCAATTCCACATCGAATGAGGCTTCCAGACGGGCGCGGATACCTCCTTGATGCTCGTGCCGGTAAGGTACATGTCCATGGAGTCCTCGACGATCTCCGCGACAAAGGCGCCGTGGTGGAGGGCTTCCTTAATGGATAGCTCAACACGATCCCGCAATCCGAAGTCAACATGCTGCTGGGTCATCATCGCCCGGACTCGTCCATCAAGAGCCGATTGAATCTTCTTGTCGGTTGGTAACTTGTCGCCGGTATTCACGTCCAGTTCACCGACGATTTCCGTATGGGCATCGAACCACGCACGGGCGTCAGGGAAAATAATTCGCAACAAGTCGGCGGTCATCACTTCGGATGCTTGAGCCAAAACCCCAAGCTCGAAAGAATTCAGCCAGCCGTCGTTTTGGTCTGAAGACTCGGACTCCATCGGCGTGAGCGAGACTTGCCGGTCTACCACCTTCCACATTAACTCGTGGTGCTGACGAAATTGTGATGTCTTGCGCTTTGCCAATTCAGCCTTCAGCGCGGTTTCGGCCTTCTTGTAGTCGGCATGGGTGATCTTGCGCGCTTTCGGTTCCTTCTCGGGCTTTGCTTTTGGTTCTTGATCTTCAGCCATGGTTTACCTTATGCCCAATTGCTCGCACCGCGAGATGTTGACGCGGATTTACGCGGTTTGACGGAGATTACACGGGCGTGGCGCACCATCATTGTGCTATAGCGGCAAGCTGAAAGTAGGTCGTCGTTCTGTTTCACTATCTTGCCTTTCAAGTCTCTGTGGTACATTCGCTTTTCGTCGAAAAAATGCTGGCAAGTGCTGAAAATCTTAAACCGCCCGGACGCCATGCGCTGATTCATTTCCAGTATAGAAGCCTCTACAGAATTCCCGCCTTCGCCTTCGGTCTGCCCAGCCTGTGGGGGGTTTGTGGCTTTCCACGGCAGCATGTTTACTCCGGCTTCCACGTACTTTTCGCGTAGTTGTTCGCCGGTTCCCTTTTCGGTATTCAGCCCGTCATGCGGCCACGCAACCGGCACCCATTCGCCCCATGACTTGATAGCCAGGGCGTGAACCGCTGGAACGCACTTCGATTCGCGGTATTCGTTGGTAACATAGATGCAGTCGTTATCCCTGTCCCATGCGATTTTAGCGGCTGCAAATGGGTGATCCCAGCCAAAGTCGATACCGATAATCTGCGGCCAGTGGCGGGGTATCTCGAATGGTTCGATCTTGATGTCGTCATCCGAGTGGGAGAAGATCAAACCAGCGCCCATCAGCGGCACGCCCTTTGACCTCATTTCGCGCTCGTGTGGTGAGAAAGCAGCAAGTTTAGCTTTGATAATTTCAGGGGTGAAGTGGGCGGCGTCTTCCCATCCTGCCGTGACGACCGCTTGACCGTCTTGTAGGTCATTCATAAACTGGGTGACGACCTTGGTCATACCCTCTTCCGGCGTCATGGTGATGTACAGAATGGCATTCTTCTGCGCCAACCCGGCACGAAGGAACTGTGACCAAACATCGGACGGCGGCTCTTCGTCCAGCCATCCGACTTGAAACCGGATGCCCATGAACTTCTTGAAACCCTGCTCGTATGCTCTCAGGTATACCGTGGAGTTTTTACCGGACACGTGTTTGATACTTACTGAGTCATAGGCATTGACCACGCCAGCCTTGCGCGTGATATTGCCTATACATTCGATAGGGATTGTTCCCGTTCCAATCTTTTCATCGTCCAGCGGCTCCCCGAAAAGCTCTTTCTGGACAATATCCCGGCAAGTCTCGTTGGTATTGCTGCCGATCATCGCCGTGACGGGCATGGTGTATCGTGCGCCTTCCCACCAGTCCGGGTATTGTCCTGTCAGGTGGTATGCCGTTTCCATGGCGGCGCACCACGTTTTGCCAATTTGATTGCCCCCCAAAAGGAGTTTTTGGGATGCAGGTTTACCCGTATTTTTCCCTATGGCGTTGTGGAATGCGGCTTGTTTCGGGTACGGCACATAATACTGTAAACGGTGGGTAGCCCTCTCCCTGTCAGCCATTGCGAGAAGGGCTAACAGTTCGGCTTCTTCGTTCAAGGTTTACTTCTGGCCGGTTTTCTTCGGTGTTTTCTTGACGGTTTCAGTGTTCATCTTGCCCGTCTTGGTGGTCGTTGCGTGATTGCCCTGGACAAATGGGGATTTCGTCTGTTCGGTGAACTTGTTCGCTCCGGCCTTCTTCATTTGCCCTTCCCCGTGCCGTTCAACTGCTTCGGGGACAACTTGCCACCCGGCTTATCAGAAGTCATGCCGCCGCTCTTGGCCGTGCCTTTGTGGTTGGTGAAAGACTTGTTGAATGGCCCGGTTCCTACCTTTACAGCCTGTTTCTTGGCTGTGTCGTGCGCCATATTCGTCGTCTTGCTCAGTCCTGTACCCATGATTAACTCCTTACTTTGATTGGAATGCTGTTGATGAAACTCTCATAATCCGCCCACCTTATCCCGAGGGCATCGCAAAGGATGCGCTCAACTATAGTGGCGGTCTGGTGCTGCTGGTAATAGGGAGCGTCGAACGAGTCGCCCGGTTCTCCCTCTCCAGTCCAGTTCATGTCGAACTTGTCTACGTCTTCAGCGGTAACGGCCTTATCCCGGCAGAGATAGGCTTCGACGGCTTCATGGATGCCAACAAGAAATTCGGCGTCTTCGTTGCCCATCTCGGCGACGATGATGGTTTCGTGGTCTGTCCAGTCCCCCGCTGATCCGTACCTCATGAACTCACTTGTCCTGATGCGGGTGTTCACTTTGTTCCTTTGTCTGGTAGGTCTGGTCGAACTTATGCCCGCAAACAAGGCACTTGTGGGATTTTATGCAGTGCATCGTGTACTGGATTATCCGAAAAGCCAGGGGACTCCATCCGCATTCCGGGCATTCCGTCAGCGAGATTGGTATCAGCGCCACGTTTCTTTCACCCATCCGTGCGTGAAGTCATGTGGGTGGGGAAACCCGTGAAAGCAGCATATCGCGGCTTTTCTTGGCATCCCGGCCACGGAATGCACCTTGTATGAAACGATCTTGTCAGGGTACAAGTCTTGCAACCGCTTCGCCTTGTGGATTTTTCCCTCAAGGTAGATTTGGTCACCCCCCTCCACGTCCGGTTGTCCGTCGTTCACATAGACTTCAGTGATTTCATGGAAAAGCCCACCTTTCCACAACATAATCCCTGATCCGTAGCCGTTTTTGCGGTAGAAGTCGCGCAGAATGGCGAAATCGCCCTTGAACTTGGCTAAGAAGTCGATGTTTCCGGTAATTATCGTGTCCAAATCAATGAAAATAACCCGCCCTTCGGTAAATTCCTTGAACAGAAACAGCTTGGCGAACCATCCTTCGCCTTGTATCGGGCTTGTTTTGCATTCTATGCCGTCAGGATTGTCCGTGAAGCAGATAAATTCATGCTCGACGGTAAGGTGCTTTTGGACTGCTCGGTACAGGGTGTTGACGTACTTCGCACCACATCCGGCGTAATTTCCTACATTTACGCAACAGACTGTAAGCATCTGAAAACCATCGTCCATGGACTGTGCGTGCGGAACATTTCCACGTCGAACAACTCGTCAATTACCGGCCAGCGGCAATCGTTCATGATCTCGTCGCAATCGTGCATGACGATAATCGGCGCGTGGTCTTTCAGCGCCAGAAGTTTGCCAATACGGGCTTCGTGGTGCTCCTCGCTGTCGATGAAGATCAGCCCAAACTTACCTTCACATGACCATTTATCCCAATCGACAATCTCGACCTCGGCCTGGTGCTTGAACTTCACCGCCCATTCCGGGTTTGACGACTTCACGTATAACCGGCCTTTGTTCCGGCGGGCGAACGCGGAAAGTAATGGTGTGCTGTAGTTCCCACAACCAAGCTCAAGGATGTTCCCTTTGGACTTGATCGCGGATTCAACCATGGCTTCAAGATGCGTGGCGTATGGGTCTATGATTCGATCCTCCAAAGCCCCACGCTCTTGTCGCAATAGTTCAAGTCCTGGTCGCCTTCGTTCAACAGCAACATCGGCACGCCCAAAGGGAAAGGTTCCCGCTGAAGGTTGATCGGATACCAGTCGCCGGTTTCGATGCTCACATTTTCATGGTGAGGGAATGTCGTGGTCAGCAGGTACTTTGAGCCGGACTTGCACAAGTTCTCCATGGCTTTGAACGCATCCTCAAAAGAGAAGTGCATCAGGCAGTCCCGGCAGATGATCAAATCAACCTTGGGTAGTTCAGAAGTCAGAACGTCCAGAATATCGAAGTTCGTCAAAGCGTCGCTGTACTTCTGCACGTTTTTCAAAACCAAGTCGCCAACTATGTCGCCGCCGAGGTAGTCGATGTCGGGCATGTCAACTTCGCGCATCCAGTAAAAGTCGCCGCAAGGAATATCCAGGATGGATTTGATTTCCAGCTTTTCCAGCAATTCAGGAAGCGCGGCGCGTAATCGGGCAGTTGATACCAGCGTCGAACCACCGCCAGACTCAGATTCGTGATCGCCCCAAAGCTTTTCAGAATACTTGCGGCGGAATATATCGGCCCTTACCTGTTCTTCCATGCCTGAAAATCCTTGTAGGTTGTGGTGTTGGGATACCATGGCGAATCGTACAAAGGGCAGTGCCAGTCTAACTCATCACAAACACCGTCGGACTCAGTACCCCTTGGTGCGATGATAACCTCAGTAGGAACGCCCAAAGCGCCCGAGAAGTGCATCGGTGATGCCGGGACTGATACAACCCTACCCACTACCGAAAGAAGCGCCAGAAGCCCCTCAAGATCGTTCCTGAGGTCGATATGTGGAGTCTCGACTTCATCATAGCAGTCGTCGTATTGGATTGAAAGCAGGTTTTCCTCTCTCAGCGCCAAAGGGCTAATCCCGCCGTGCCGGCCACGCCATGCCACCGCAGTCTTTCCCCGGTACTTCTCCATTTCCGGCAATCGGGCAGGGTCTGGCTTCAAGTAAGACTTTCGGGGAAAGTCTACCGCCTTTTGCCGAAACAGCGGAAGAAGATCACCAGCCGCCACATACGCCGTGTAATCCCCATCAAGTAGATCATCGCGTGCATCAACGTACCTCGTCTTACACTTCAAACCCGGCAACGACCGCTCAAACATCGTTATCAACCGTTCATCACAGCAATATGTGACTTTCTTGCACCGGATCATCGCTTCGGGAATGATCGACGCGAAAAACACCTCGTCGCCTATCCCCTGCTCCCCGATAATCACAAGGCTGTCAGTCTGGCCTCCTTGCCACAACGGCAATTCGGAAATGCCGTGGCGCATCGTCGCCGCCCAGCTATCCCTGTACTCCCATCCGTCCCAAAGGTAATGACCCTGGAGAATCCGCGAGCAGCACAGGTTATACCGAACCTTCGGCGACAAAGCGGAGTAACACCCGGCTTCACCATGCCTTTGCACTTCCTTCCGGTATTTCCGCAAAGTCTGGTCAACCTGCAATCTCGAAGCCGACGAACTACGCCGAAGCATGAAACCAACGTCGGTCAAAAGCCCCACTAGCCCTTCACCGAAAAATCCCGGTCGGAAAATTCCTTGATGCGCTTGTCGGGCTTGCCGTCCTTCGTCAATACCTGGCGCCGATCCTGAATCGGCTTCGCGTCCTCGATGGCCTGCAATTCTTCAAGGCTCATTTCCATGGCCTCCTGAACCGCAATAACGCCACGCGCCGCATTCAGCAAGTCCTTCAACTCGGCAATCTGCTTCGCCATGTCCTGCCTCTCAGCCTCAGCACGCGCCTTCTCGGCAACCGCCACAGCTTCAGCAGCTTCCTGCTCTGCCTTCACCGCAGCCATCTCGGCATCACTCGGCAAAAACATTTCACGAACATTCGTCCATTCCCGGTCAGGAGCCCCACCACGAACAAACATCGTCCGACCAGCATCAACACCAGAACGCTCGACAACCCCTCGAATGAAGTTCTCCGTAAACCCCTCGGGCGGATTGTGATGCTTCCGAATGTCCCGCTCCCGTACTACCATCCCTTCCCTCATCTCAAATACCCCTCATCTTCATCGTAGGTAACTTCTTCGGCTTTGCCAGTTTCGGCGATTTAACAACTTTCGGCTTCGCAATTTTCGGCTTCGCAATTTTCGGCATCTTGATTCCTGGAACTTTCATGATTTCTCCAAAAAGATTTTGGGGGTGAAAAATATGGACGGGGGCATAGCTCTAGCCACCGGGGGCGGGGGGGGTGCCAAGGAATAAAGAGATTCCTTTTTTTCCAGGTTCCCTAGCCCCGGCCCGGCGTCTCCACATAAATTAATGTACGCAAATCTTTCTTGTGCAATTCCTAAACGGGCGTAAACGGGCGTATACTTACTGCATGGACACCCACTCAACCGCAGGAGACCATCATGTAAGCCATCGCAGCACCAGAGTCAGCACCAGAGTCAGCACCAGCGAGCAGGGCAATAGCGGCCGTGGCCTAGCAGCACAGCAGGAGGCCATAGAGCGATTCGCCACTGCCGAGGGTGTCGATGTGTCAGACTGCCACTCTGAGGTTGCCGGCGGGTCGCTAGGGCTCGACGGTAGGCCAGTCCTCCAGTCAGTCCTAGCCCAAGCATCCAAGCTCAAGTGCGCCGTGATCGTCATCAAGCTAGACCGCCTGAGCCGAGATGTATCGTTTATATCCGGTCTCATGTCGCGTGCCGTGCCGTTCATTGTTGCCGGATTGGGCATTGATACCGATCCGTTTGTCCTGCACCTCTACGCCGCACTCAGCGAAAAGGAACGCAAGTTGATCGGCCAGCGCACCAAAGCCGCATTGACGGCGCTCAAAGCCCAGGGCGCAACGCTTGGCAACAAGACCAACCTCGCGGAAGCCCAAGCCAAAGGGCGCCAGGCCAACCGGGAACGCGCCCTTGCTTCCGCATCCCGTGTCTCGTCTCTGCTGGCTGCGTACCGGGCAGAGGGCAAATCATACGCCACCATTGCCGGGCTGATGAATGATCTGCGCATACCGTCGCCGCGCGCAGGCATTTGGCATTCGACGTCGGTACGAAATGCCGTCGTTCTGCTGGGTATCGAAAAGTTATGAACAGATTTGGCTGAAATTCGTTTATCCCGCCGGTGAGAGATGTTCATTTTCCCCAATGAATACGGGCGTCTTCAAAACCTGCCTATTTTTTGGGCAAACGCCACTTTTCCCGGTTTTGCTGCCGCCCAGCTATCTAAAATGTACGGCGTTGCGCAGTTTCTCGCCAAATTCTGTGCAGCTTATCGTTCAAGAATCAATCATAACTATTTGCTTATGATCTGTAAGGCAGTGATTTGATTCAAAATTATTAAACGGTGCTAGGTGTTGCGCATTTATGTGGCTATTCTACGTGCGTAGCTGATCCATTTATGGTGTGCTGCGCTGGTAGCATGTCGATCAGCTCGGGCCGCGCGGCTATTAGTAATTTGATTCGATCCTGGATTTCCTCGCGGGTTGGCGCCTCAGTGTGCTCTACGGTCAGGGTAGTGGCGGCCAGGTCCGGGATCACCTTGCGCAGTATGGTGTTTGCTGCGGCCAGTTGGTTTGTGGTTAGCCCTACAGCATTCCCGGCGTCATCCGTCTGCCCGAGTACGAAATAGATCAGGCGCTGCATTATTATGCCTGCGGCTGCGCGCCAGTGGTGATTATCCGAGAGGTTTTTATTTAGCGGCGTCCCGGTGTATGGCTGTAGCCCTGCTGTCGCCGTGTAGGGCTGTTTGCGCCTGTTGCCGGGCGACATCGGTTTAGCCATGATTTACCGCTTTGCTGCTGGCTTTTGCGCGTCGATCTGCTTTTGGATCATGCGCTGTTTGGCTGCCAGGTCGATCTCGCCGCTCATGCCCAGCATTGCAGCGGGTAGAGGGATTGTCCGGCCCTGCCCGTAGCTGGGCTGGGGGCTCGTGATTGAGCGGATGCGTTTCACTATTCAAATCCTTTATGAGGGTATAAAAATTACTTAGTATCTTACTTGCGCAAGTGTGCTATGATTAATCATCAAACAAAGAAACGCAACCAAGGAGAACGAAATGAAAACAGCCACTTTTGAACTTGCCATCACATCAATCAACGGCAAGAAAGCCATCGAGATAATCGTCCGCAACAGCATCTGGAACGCGCCGCTGCATTCGGAATGCGAGCGCCTCGGCCTTGTCCCTACGGTTGACATTGCAAACCGTCGCAGCATAACAGTAACGACCCCTGCGGAACTTGAGTCAATCCGCGCGCCACTGTTGAAATTCTTCGGCGCGTCTCCTGTAAACGGGCAACTCACCGCAATCTAACCACCCCGCCCGGCTAGTCCGGGCATAACGAAACACAACCAAGGAGACCGAAATGTTTATGCTACCTAAAGAAACCGCCGCTCAATGCCAACAACGCGCAATCGACTATGAAGCGAAATTTGGCGCAGAAAATGCGGCAAATCGCGCAACCATTAAACCCCTGCCCGCCGTAACCTCCCCGGTGTCGCTGTTCGATCTGGCCGACCATCTGGCCAAAACAGACAATGTCCGCCGCGTTCATGGCGTTATCGTTAACGATTTCTGAGAGGAAAAAATCATGTCGCGCATCTACACAAAACCCGTTATCTGCATCACATTCCAGAATTCCGAACGGCACACTAGCAGCGGGATGGTTTCCGCGCATTGCCCGGTTTTCAGCGCCGACTACAAATCCGCAACCATCAACGCCATTGAGAGCGCGTTCCCTGCCATCGAGTGCATGGTGGAA